AGAAATACAAGAGAATAATAGTTATTGGGATATTGACTACTTAGAAGAAGCTAATGCTAAAACTAATAAAGGTATTAGGTATTGGCAAGAGAGATATGCTAATGCATCTAGCAATATGGGAAAATGGTATTGTCAAATACGAATTGACAGGTTGAGAAAGAAGCTACATCACTATGTAGATAAGAAATAATTTAATCACAATAAAACATGGAGGAAACTATGAAATGTTTAAAGAGTTCTAAGACCGGAGAAATTATCCGAGTAACAAATGAAAAAGCTGATCAAGCCACTAGGGAGTGGAAGTTTATACCTAAATCTGAGTGGAAAGGAGCTACTAGAAGAATATCAGTAAAGACTGTAGAAGAAATACAAGAATTAGTAACAGAAACTATTTCAGAAAAGCAGCTTAAAAAGAAAAGACATGTTCGATAAGTTAGTAGAGTTTTTAACTAGATTTGGTAATCAAGCAATCCCTTGGGTTATTATTGAAGAATGGAATGGCGCTGTGCATCTAAGATTTGGTAAATGGATAGGAACATTAGAACCTGGTTTTTATTTCAAAATACCTTTCTTTGATAGCATAATTGAATGTCCTGTTATAACTCAATCTATTAATATACCTTCACAAACACTAACTACATTTGACGAACAAAGTATCGTCCTAAAGTCAATTATTAGATATAGAGTTAGCAATGTTAGAACTTATCTTCTAAAAGTAATGCATGCAACAGATGTTTTAATTGATACAACACAGGGAATGATTAGAGATGTAGTGGAGTTAACAAGATGGGATGACTTAGTAGATGTAAATTCACAAATAACAAACGAAGTAAAAGAGTTTGTAGTTAAGTGGGGAATTGAAGTAGAAGCAGTTACAATAACGGATTTGGGAATTGTAAAAAGCTTTCGTATCTTTGGAGATGAAACACATAAGACAACAATATTACCGACAGACATTTAAATATTATGAATAAAATAGATGAAAAATTTGAAATAGAACTTAATGCAATGAAATATAGTGTTCACGCTAATAGTCCTTACAATGACGGATGGACACAAGATCATTATAGAAAGCTATATGAAGAAGAATTAAAAAAACTAAAAGAATATGAGCAAAATAGATCCAAATAAGTTACTTATCTCGAGTGACTTTTATACAGTACAAGGTGAAGGTATTTCATCAGGCATTCCAGCATATTTTGTACGTTTAGGTATTTGTAACCTAACCTGCGGTATGAGTAGAGCATTCACTAACGAATTACTAAAAGACCAAAACCTAGAAGACGGAGAAATCTTCGAAGGTGATTTACATAAAGAGGGTAAAGCTACTTGGACTTGTGATTCTACTTCTCAATGGTTGTGGAGAGGAGAAGATAAAGAGTTTGATTATTTAATTAATCGTTGGAAAGAGGAAGGAGTATATCAAGATATTAAAGACGGTACTATTCATATTATTTGGACAGGCGGTGAACCTACTATCAAAGGACATCAAGAAGCGATTATTAACTTTACTAACTACTGGATGTCAAGATACCTAGACGTTAATAATGTTAAACCGTTCTATGAAATCGAAACTAACGGTACAATAGTAATAGATGTTAAGCTATTTAATATGCTTGATCAAATTAACTGTTCACCTAAGTTAGCTAATTCCGGCATGACAGAAAAACAACGTATTAATCCAGAAGCAATTGAACGTATAAAACTACATAAAAATTATCAGTTCAAGTTCGTTATAAGTACCGAAGAAGACGTTAAAGAAATCTTTAGAGATTTTGTAGAACCATTTAACATACCTTTAAAGAACGTAGTATGTATGCCAGGTTTGGATGATGCAGCTAACTTCGAAGAAAGAACTCGATTTGTAATGGAGATGGCTAAGAAGTATAGATTTAGAGGTTTAACTAGATTGCATATAGCCGCGTGGAATAAAACATTAAACGTATAGTATGGAAAATGAAACTAAAAAATCTTATAATTGGAAGAAGTGGGAATCTCTTTTAGTAGCATTCGTAACAATTCTAGCATTTGAGTTTGTTATTTTTCCAGCTTTAACAGCAGCAAGTTGGATTTTTAATACTGTAGGATTTTTATTAGGTGTTGGACTGGGTATTTTCTTATATGAATATTATAAAAGTAAATTCTTTAAAAAATAGTTATGAAATATAGCGATCCATGGGAAGAGCGTAAAGCTCAAATACAAAAAGAGCGTGAGCAACAAGAATTAGATAAACAATTAAAATTTAAAAAAATGATAAAAACAGTTACGGGCGGTATTGTAGGATTTATTCTATTAATTTTCTTATTCATGTCATGTGAGCGTATTGATGCAGGACACGTTGGTGTTAAAGTGAATCAATACGGTGATAACAAAGGTGTTGATGATGTGACTGCAGTTACAGGTATGGTATTCTACAATCCACTTACGACTCGTATCTATGAGTTCCCTACATTTATTCAACATAAAGAATACAAAGGAGATAACTCTTTTATAGTAAACAGCAAAGATGGTTCTGAGTTTAACGTATCACCTATCATGAACTACTCAGTTCAACGAGAGAAGGTACCGGCTATCTTCAGTAAGTACCGCAGACCTTTAGAGGATATTGAGGAGGGCTTCTTAAAGACAGCAGTCTACGATGCATTTAGATTAGCTACCAACAAGTATACAGCTGATGAGTTGATCTCAAACAGAGCAGTATTTGAGGTTGAAGTTCGTAGATTATTAGATGGGCAATTATTAAAAGAAGGATTTATTATCAATCAGTTCACATCAAATTTGATCTATCCCGAAACATTTAAGAAGTCAATTGAAGCTAAAAACAACGCTGTGCAAGCAGCATTACGAGCTGAAAATGAAGTTAAAACGGCTGAAGCACAAGCTAAAATTAAAGTAGCAACTGCTGAAGGTAATGCTCAAGCAATGTTAACAAGTGCTAAGGCTGAAGCTGAATCTAATAGAATGAAACAACAAACATTAACACCGTTATTATTACAATTAGAATTTATTAATAAGTGGGACGGTAAATTACCAGTATACGGTACACCGCCAACAATGTTTAAGAATATTCAATAATCTATGAGTAAGCAAGAGAGTGAAATCTACTTAGGCGACGGTACTAATCTAGTAATGAATACATCTAGATTAGTAACGTGCCACGAAACACTAACCCTGATAGTTAACGGTAAAGGCGGAATACCTTTAGATATTAAAATACAAGCTGATTTCGATACCGTACCCGAAGAGTACCACGAAGTGTTTTTAAACATGATGACATCTAAGTACTGTAAAGCTGCATCATTTAGCAACAACCCTTTCTCTCAATGTAGACTAACACCTAAAAAACGTTGGTATCAATTTTGGAAATAATATGAAAACATCAGCACAGACTTATTATTATGCATTAGGAGATGTAGCAGGCACTTTATTCTACCTTACTCGTAAAGAAGGTTCGGCGGAAGAGTACATACTAGAACCTTTAATAATCGACACTAAGAATAAAGACCTTACCATTAAAGCATTACAGAGAGTAATGGATACTCCTAACTTTATAGCATTCCCTGGAACTTTTGAATTTGTTGAGTTTATGAATGAAGTTGAAAATCTGAAAAATAAGTAATACCTTTATAGTATGACAATAACACTCACACCAGAACATTTATACATTGGTATTATAATAATACTTGTAGGATTACAACTTTACCAGTTAAGACTTATTAAAAAGTTAGAAAAAGAGTGTGATGATATTTGGGCACAGCTAGGGACTCTAGTCGGTAATATAACAAGTCAAATACTTTCTTTGCAAAAAGACCTTAACAGCAAAGAAGATAAAAAATAATTCGGTTATAGAGCTAATCGATCTACAAAATAATACGCTCTAAATTTTATTTAATTTAAATATGAAAAAAGCAGTCTTATCACTGTCAGGCGGGATGGATTCTTCATCTCTCTTACTGCACTTATTAGCTAATGGCTATGAAGTAACAGCATTAGGTTTCGATTATGGTCAAAAACACAAAGTAGAGCTTGAACGTGCAGCATCGCTAGTAGAGTATATCAACTCAGACCCATCACAAGGATTTTTAAGTATGGATTATCCAAAAGTAAAATTTCAAGTCATTAAATTAGACGGGTTACAGCAATTATTAAATTCAGCTCTAGTAACAGGCGGTGCAGATGTACCAGAAGGACACTATGAGCAAGATAATATGAAAGCAACTGTTGTACCTAACCGTAATAAGATCTTTAGTTCATTGATTCAAGCAGCAGCTTTATCAATCGCAACTCAACCTATTACTGACGATTGCACCGTTGGTCAAGAGGTAGCTATCGCAATGGGTATTCACGCAGGAGATCATGCTATCTACCCTGATTGCCGTCAAGAATTTAGAGATATAGATTTTGAAGCATTCAAAGTAGGTAACTGGGATTCAGAATTAGTATCAGTATATACTCCTTACTTAGATGTGACTAAGTTTGAGATCTTAGAAGATGGTTTAAGAGCATGTGAAGCATTGGGTTTAGATTTCGATGAAGTATATGCACGTACAAACACATCTTATAAGCCAATGCAACATGGTAATGTATGGTTCTCTGATTACAAATCAGCAGCCTCTGTAGAACGTGTTGAAGCATTTATTAAGTTAGGACGTCCTGACCCGGTGGAGTATGCTGACGAAACAGGACCTGTTAGCTGGCAATTTGTAAAGAACCAAGTAGAAAAAGTATTATCAGAATATCAAAAATAATTATATGCCTTTAATTTCACACGAAATACCAAAAGCTTTATTTGACCGTCATGATGAGGTAAGCGATTATCCTTACGTGTTAGGTCACTTACTAAGCTTAGATACAGAATATGCTGACTTCTATAAGAAGAAACTACAGACAGCAGAATACTCTATATTAGATAATTCAGCATTCGAATTAGGTAAGTCTATACCAATGGAAGAGTTATACGAGCTAGGGAAAGAGTATTTTCCTACTCATCTCGTACTTCCCGATGTAGTTAATGACCATGATCAAACTCTACTCAACGCAAAAGAGTATTTAGCTAATTATAGAGTAGAAGGGCAAAAATACATTGGTGTATGTCAAGGAGATACTTTTGAGCAAATTGCAGATTGTATAGATTACTACCTAAAGGAAAAAATAGATATTATTGCACTACCTTTTGATTTAGTTAAAGATTCAGATTACGTAACAGTGAGGACTAGGTTTTTAAACTGGTGGTATGCAAATAGATTTAACATGGGAATTGGATTACCTAAATTTCACTTACTAGGATGCCAAAATCCAGTAGAGTTTATCTTAATTAACGATTTAAATATTGTACTAAAAGGACTTATTTATTCTTTAGATACTAGCTCACCTGTTATTAACGGATGGGTAGGAAATGAATTAGGACCTCACGGTTTAACTGTACCTAAACCAAAAGCAAAACTTGCTGATAACTTAGATATTGAGTTGTCAGAAGAACAAATAAACCTTATCTTTAAAAATATAAAAACATTTCGCAATTATGTCAGCAAGTAATATGTCAGAAGTAGCTGCTAAAACCTTAGGTTCAGCTAACTCATATGCAGTCTATACAGACACCTTTGATCCAAGCCAATTAAACCCTATGCCAAGAGCATTAGCTCGCGGTGATTGGGGTATTAAAGGAAATGAATTTGTAGGTTACGATACGTGGCATTGTCACGAAGCAACTTTTTTATTAAACAACGGTTTACCTATCGAAGGTACGTTAAAAATAGTATGTCCTGCTGATTCAGAATTTATGGTGGAATCAAAATCGTTTAAGTTATATCTTAATACATTCGATATGTGTAAGATGGGGGATAAGATTGTTGAAGCTATTGAAAATTATGAGAATCAAGTAAAGAAAGATATTAGTGAGTGTATTGGTAAGGAGGTAGAGGTATCCTTCTTTAGAGAAGGTGAACAAGTAGTATTTGAAGGAGATCCAGGCGATGGATACTATGATCTATTTCGCTTATTAGGAAATAAAAAATTAGAGGACTTAGAAATTACTGATTACTCTGGTAAAGAGAATCACTTTAATATTATTCCTGCTGAAACGTCTGATGATATTTCTGTAATGACTGGTATCTTAAGATCAAGATGTAGACATACTAAGCAAAAAGATACAGGGGCTGCTTACTTCCATATTACTACTAGAAAAGGTAGAGTAGATTTAGAAGCTTTACTAAAAGAAGTAATTGCATTACGCGAAGTAAATGAGTTTCATGAATTTTGTAGTGAGAAGTTATTTACAGCTATTACAAAGCATCCTGAAGTAAAAGATTGCGTAGTAATGTTGTTGTATGCAAGACGTGGTTCATTAGATATCAATCCTGTTCGTGCAACTAGAGAAGAATTAATTCCACGTACATTAATCGATACAGGTTATTATACTAAAAAAGCAATGGGACAATAATGATAGTATTAAGCAGTTGGGCAGTACTAGTATCTCAGACAGGTTCTGAAGTAATAGCTATCAGTGAAAAGCTTGGGATTCTCCCTAGTTTACTTGTAACCAATAGAGTTACTAAGATTTCTGAAAAGAACATGGAGATCTTTGGGAAAAATAATGTAGAGATAGTAGTACTGCCTAATAAGCCTACTTTAGATCAGTATTTAAGGTCTGGATTACTAGAAAAAGAGTTAATTACCTTACACGGATTTTTGAGAATTATTCCAGAAGGATTCTTTCCGTACTTTAAAGGTAAGATTTATAACGGACATCCAGCTTTAATTACTAAATACCCAGAATTAAAAGGATTCAATAAGCAAGAGGATATTGCTGGAAACCAAGAAAAGTACCCTTTCTGTGGATCTGTAATTCATGAATGTATTCCAGAGCTAGATGCCGGAAAAGTAATAGTTTCCTGTAACATTAAGAATACGACAAATACTATAGACGAAGCTTATGAACTGCTAAGAAATACTTCCCTTATAACCTGGGAAGCATTCTTTAAAAGTTGGCTATCTGAAGATAAGTCCTTATTTTTAACAAAATAGACACATGAAAATATTAATAGGATCGCATGGGACTGGTAAAACTACCTTACTAAAAGAGGTATCTACCAGATTTCCTGATTATTATGTAACCGACGGGTTCTCTCGTCCTGTAATTAAGATTGGTAAAATGTTAGAGTTATCTAACGACGAGAAGCAGTATGCAATTAATGAGCTATCTGCTTGGGCTTACCAAAACTACTTAACTCATAAAAATGTAATTAGTACTCGTAGTTTAGTAGATTGTATTATCTACTCACGAATACTAACTCCTAACGTTAATATCGACGAGATTAGAGAACTATTTGAAAAGACTAAAGATCAAGTAGAGTATTTCTTTTATATCCCTATTGAGTTTGACTTTATAGATGATCCGGATAGATTGAGTGCTGAGTTGCAGATTAAAATTGACGGAATTATACAGAAATTTATAAAAGAGTATATACCAGAAGAAAAAGTCGTAACTTTAACAGGTACGGTAGAAGAGCGTTTAGAGCAGATTTCAAAATACTTATAATATACAATATGACAAGAGATAAAAATATAGACATTGATAGCTTAGAACTTGCTAAAGCAGGCTGTGCTAATGGTATTAGCTTACAGTTAGAGGAAGCAATTAAAAGCGGTAAGCCTGGATTAAGCCAGACTGATAAGTACGAAATAACTGTAGAAGCAGCTAGACACTACGGTGCTTTTTTAACTGCATTAGGCGTAGACTGGGAGAATGATCCTAACAGTTCTAATACTCCAATGAGAGTAGCTAAAGCTTATGTAAACGATTTATGGAAAGGTAGATATGAGCATTTAAGCTCTGTTACGAGCTTCCCCAGC